TTCGAGAATGCTTACTGTCGCTGATAGACGGCCACTAGCAGCAGCTCCGGTCAGGCGTAGTTTTTCGCCAGCTTCCAATACAAGCTTGTTGGCAATCAATTCCAACGACGCATCTGCAGGAACAGTGATCGTGCTGGCGATTCGTGATTGCTCAGTGTTGCTGTTATTAGTGATCTTTGCGGTGATGTCGTCAGAGTTAGTGCCATCGACATTTGCGATCAAGCAGCTCAGCACAATCGCCTGAGTAGCATTAGGGCATACATAGGCATCAGCCTCGGTCGAGGAGACGGCCAAAGACGTGCGTTGAAAAGTTTCAGCCATGGAACAAACTTACTTTCTTAAAAGGTGATCCTCTTGGTTAATTCTATCGAGTTTAACCAAGTGCGATTGCTAAACCTAGGCTGGCTCCACCACCGCCAGATGCTGTGGAGTTAATAGTCACATCGACTTCTTCGCCACTCGCGTCGTCGTCAATTGTCAGGCTGACGTTGCTTCCCTCGATAAAATTGATAGTGCGACGAGTACCAATAGAGCCGCCGTTCTTTTCAACAGCGATACGGGCATTTGTATCAGCAGTAGAGGGAAGACGAGCAGCGTTGAGTGCTGAAGTGGCAGCATTGATAATTGCGACCAACTGATCTGGGGTTAGATCAACCGGATCACCTGTGCTGGTCCCCGATGCCCGACCCTTGACGCTTGCTTGCGCCATATTGGCGAGCTTGGCGTTGTCAACTGAGTCAGCAGCAATAGTGGAGTCACCAAAGACGCTGAATGTCAGTGAGTCAGTATCCAGCGTAGGGCCAGAAACAGATTGGATAAAACTTTTACCTGCGTTCGCGGTGCCAGTTTCCACAAACGCAAAAGCACCTGCGCCAACCTCACTGCTGGTGTTGGAGTCCAGGGCTCTGGTCAGAACAAATGCCGTCGATCCATCACCCGTGGTCGTAACCGTATAGATGCCGTTTTGGGTGCCGTCAGCTTGTGACCGTAAAAGCAGTCGGTCAGAAGTGCTCAGTGTCACTCCGTCAACTTGAATTGCGCCGTTGGAATTAGCAGTCAGAGTTTGACCGCTTGTTGCATATGTGCCAGCCAATCCGCCAACAGTTGCAACTTTTACAGCTTCTTTTACATCCAGGCCCTGCGCGACACTCTCGACAAACCCACGGGTGGCTAGATCACTGGAGTTGATCGGCTCTGCAGCACCAGTGATCCTCGTGCCGTTGATATTGCGACTGCCTGTAACTGAGTCCAGCACATTGTTGCTGTTGACGCCGATCTGCACATCGCTACCATCCGTGGAAATATTTACGGTATTTCCCGCAGCTGGTTTTAAACCTTTCAGCTCCGCCCGATAAGCTCCAGAAACCAGAGTCTGTGTGCTGTGTACGAGACTTTGGCCTGAGGCACCGACGTGGACGACGGAGTTCAGACCAACCAAATTGGCTAGTGCTGCGCTTGAAGTCGTGGCTCCGGTGCCACCTTGTGCAATCGACAGCGCCGTAGTTAGTCCGCTAATCGCACTGATGTCGCTGTTCGCGCCTGATTTTGCAGCGCCCAAATTGGTACGGGCATTTCCGGCCGTGGAAGCCCCTGTTCCCCCAATACTGACACCCAGAGGTGTAGAAGAATTAAGATCGTTTAAATTAATATTTCCTGCATTAACATCAAGCGTCAGCGACTGGTTTGAGTCACTGAATACTGCAGAAATCTTGTTAGAGCCGAGCTTAATCGGGCGGATCTCAAGTGTCTTGCTGCCATCCGATTCGACATTGACACTGGATAACAGGTTATATGACGTACCACTAACAGTGTTGTTAGCAGCACTAACAACACCAGTGTTTTTGACCGTAATGTTTGCACGGTCGTTAACTGAATCATCAGCTACTTCGACATTGACTCCGATGCCATCTACAAACCGACCCTCTTGACGGGTGCTACTTGTAGTTCCATCATGGAAAATGGACTTTTGAATTGATGTATTGTTATTGACTGATGCAGTTAATTGACCGTTTGCATCGTCATAAGTGAAATTGAGCGAAGTAGTGTCCGTAGACATCGCCCCGACAATATCTTGTATCGCCTCACTCAGGGCTGACCAAGTTATTTGCTTAGCCTCGGTGCTGGTTGCCGACAGTCGATCAACAATCAGCAGAATGTCATCCGCTGCCGGTGCGGTCAGACTATTCAGATCCGTAATGTTCCGTGTGGCAACCATCAGATAGCTCCTCTAACCTTGATTTCTTTCACAATTGGGGACGAATTAGAAGCTGACTGCTCACGACACCAATAGAAAAGACGCAGCGGGCTGGCCGAGTTTGTATTGGTGAAAGTCGCGATAGTAACGCCGTCTTTTTGCAGCGTTACACTGCCTGAACTACCGGCGCGAGTGAGCGTAAAAATCTCATCACTGGCTATAGTAATTGTACCCGAACCGGATGATTGAATATCAATATCACTCCCTCCTAAAGCATTTGCTCGTGAGGTGGCAAGTTTAATAGTATTCGCGGTTGCAGATATAGCGTAATAACTTATTGCTGAAGATAAACCGCCGGGGATAGCTGACGTGCTCTGAACAAGTACCCGATCACCAGTGTTAAAAGGATGACCAATAATTGAAAGTGCATTATCAGCCAGACTAACAGATACGACAGTTTGAGTTTTACCGATAGTAGTTACTTGCGTGCCTGATACATTTACACCAACCTTGTTTGAAGCCGTAGTCATGCGGCCAAAGCCGACAGCAAAAATATTTGCACTGGGGTTACTAATAAATGATTCGGTCCACCCAGATAGGGTATTAAGTTGAGAATCAATCGCTAATCCTATGGCCAGGTTTGATGCTCCAGAAGCTAGCGAGCCTGCCAACAAATCAGCGTTAGCTTTAAAAGAAATTACTGCGTCTGTAGGGTCGTCATTGGGGTTCAGAAAGATCTGTGTGCCAATAGCAAAAGAAAACGCTCGGTCTTCATTGTCCGAAGGCTGACCATTTGACGACGTATTAACAAGACTTGAGCCGGTTACCGACATTAGACAACCCCGTTAGTAAGATAAAGATTCACATTTGGTGCAGTCTGAACTGTGTATGCGTCAGAACTTGTCGTATTCACAAGCCGCATCCACTGGGCGTTGTATTCCTGGGTTTTATCAAAATTGGAATATGTAGCATTAAAAGGTTTAGCAACAAATACCAACTCTGTCCTGTAAATAGGTTTTAAAACAGAAGCTACGTTAGTGGTTAAGTCCAGCTCATACTGAGCGACGAGGGTGTCACCCGCAGAAATACCTGATAATACAGGCGTTGTATCTACTTTAGCCGCTTTGAGTGTAAAAGACCTGGAACTATCAATGGTGTGGACATAGTAATTTGCAGAACCTTTGGTAATTCGTTGACCTGCATACAGACGAATAGGGAAAGCTTGGTCAACAGTAATAATCCCGGTAGTCGTATTAAATGCTTTAACACTTATTGAATCAGTCTTTATTGGAAATTCTGGAGGTGCGTCAAATTCAGTTGAGATATTCTCACGACTTGCCCCAAAAATCTCCTTAAGATCTAAGCTTGCACCTTTGCTGTCAACGATAAATTTGCCTAGACAATCACCAGATTTTACAACTCTGTAGTCATTAAAACTGACATCTAAGGTAAGCAAATCACCTGACGAATATTGTGTATTAACAGTCAGCCTTTCATTGGTTGGATTCTCCTGGGTTATTGCAAACTCTGTCTGTGTCGAATCAAAACTTGTGATCAGTTGAGGAACAAGGTTAAAAGGTGAAACATAATCCCCTTCTCTGTGAGCCAACGTACCGTTGACGTGTCCTATCTCAACAGGATCGACCATCACAGGATCTTTGAAGATCTCAAGTTCTATCAGATCTGAAGATCCGACATTTAATACCAAAGGATTAGTAACAAGTAAGTTATCAACCAATAAACCGTCATTGTTAAGTAGTTTCTGTCTAGCTCGCAGTGTCATGACTGAGACACCAGCACCGTTGTAAGTGCCACCTACAACAGGATTAACAGCAGTATCGAATCCTGCATCAACCGTAGTAATTTTTGCTTTATCTGATGAGCCGCCATCAACAATGATGCTGGCACCATACCGCTCTATAAATTCGGAACGGGCAAGGTTACCTGTGTTATTGATTTCAATCCATACAGGCAAGCTAGGGGTGCGCAGGGAAGGCACATCAAAGCTGCGTGTACCACCGGCACCGTCTGATTCAATTAAGTCGTTTCTTTTTGCTGTATCAGCCAGCACCAGTTCGTGAACGAGAATCCAGCGAGCACGAGGTATTTGAGTAATTGATGTCGGAAGAGCTTCATCTTCATCGACTAAAAAACAATAAAACCTGACATCAGATGCACCATACCAGCCCCATTCACAGAGCCACATATGCGTCTTAGACAAATCTAAATTAGCCTTAGATTTACCCGTTCCGTCTAACTTATCACCGGTCCAATCCGACCTAGGAACTGTTTTCTCAAACTTAAGCCCGTTACCTGCACTGTTTCTATAAAGAATACTAAGCCGATCACCTACGCCATCACCTTTACACTGAACAAAAAATCCGTCAGAGGTATCACCAACACCCCATAGACGAGTGACGCTTACGGGTGTTGATGCAACGCTGAGTTTGACGGCCAAGCTGACACGGACAATCCGACCGGGCTGATAGCGGTAACGCTTTTTGGTACAAATACGAGCACGTTGAAAACCACCGTCATTGCTGTTTAAAAACAGCTGCGCTGAAGAAGCGGCTGAGTTGTAACGTACTTCCCCGTTTGGGGAAGGCGAATAAATCGCGGTGGCTTGTGACAGCTGAGTCCATCTAGCAGACTGAGTGCTGTCAATAGCAGGTCTTTCGTTTAAACCAGTAACGTCGTAAATCCAGCGATCACTACTGAGTTCGTATGCGTCATTTTGTGTGAGAAACTCAAAGCCTCTTGTGACACGCGGAAAACCTAAAAGGTCACGATCGATTTCAGTCGTGAACCGATAGTTATCGATCGTTGGAAGGGTAAAACCATCTCGTGGAAGAACCGCAGGAATGCTCTGGGATGCCTGCTTTTGTCCGGCGGGAAATGAACCAGCGGCCTGAACCTCTTCACCGTTTGCTGTGACGGATTTTTGCCCGACATCTTCGGGTAGTTGATAGGCCGTAGTCATTTAGCGTTGTCCCCATGTAATGGCTGCTTTGACGGTGTTGGATGAGTTATCCAGCGAACGTGCCGCGATCACCAACACATCACCCGCAAGACCGGAGGCGGCAGTGGATTCCCGCGTTAGGTACTGACGGGCGAAGCTGAAAATATCCGTCAAGTTTTCAGTGGTGGCGTCTGCATCGCCTGTAAAGAACGCCGCGATCTGTTCTCCTCCTGTAAAGGCACTGATTGCATTTGAACTGCTGTCCGGGCTGTTCTGTTCAATTGCCGACAGAGTTCCAGTGCTGGCAAAGGTTGTGACGGCGGCAGAGCCTGAGTCCGTCATCGTGGTGGGGTTTTTCACCAAGATGAACTGGGCTCTGTGTGAGCTGACCATCGACAACAGCAGAGGGAAAACACGCATCAGATTGCGTTTGGATTCGCCTTGATTATTGGTAATAAGCTCTTTGATTCTGATAGCCAGCAAAGGCTTGAATGTAGAGGTGCCTACTCCAGTAACTTTTGCGCCATCCTCAGAATAAACATCAAGCTTTGAAAAATCACCACCATCAATGGTGACCTGGGCTCCATATTTTCTAATATAAGCATTTGCGTTTAACGTTCCGGTCTTCTCTGCCCGGAATTGCATAGGCAAAGTAGGATTGCCCAATGATGGATAGGGTATTCTGTCACTACAATTTAGGTTGTGACATATCACCCACCTTGCAGTCTTTGCCGTTTCACCAGATGATAAATTAGCATCGACAGGGACATAGAACAATAGGCGTGCTCCGGTCCCACCATACCAACCAAATTCCACCCTGCTCATTACTAAGTTAGTGAGCGAAAGTTGGTGTACTGAATTAGTATCTGCAGCCCCAATTAACGTGGCTCCGTTCGCACCAACCATGGTGTCACCATTCCATTTTGCTCTTGGAACAATCTCCTCCATAATTGTCGGAGAAGACGAAACCAATTTATAAATGGTGCCGCTATCAGTGCGCGTTGGTTGTGCTGTCATTACAGCAGCGTCAACATTAAACGTCACTGGATCAGAACCCTGAAGCGTGTAACCGTTTAGATGATCTTGAGGGCGCTCACCACTTGAGGTGCGACGTACGAAATAGACCTCGTCGCCTGTAACTCGAACAAAGTATCCATCGCTTGAGTCGAACATGCCAAACTCTTGTGTGGCATTGGAGTCACGGCTCAGAGCAACGCCAAACGAGGCAGAAGTGATTCGACCGGTCTGATAAGGGAAACTCTGCTTAGTAATCAAGCGAGCAATATTTCCATTAGAGGCACCAGGAGTGAGTAGTACCTCAGCAGCTGATTGCTGCAAAATATGATTAACTTGAGTTACTCGAACTCCACCAGTTACTTGTTCATTAGTGGCCCATACATTTGGCGAGATATCCACCAAATTGGTGTCATCGAACACTGCAAGCGGCGTTTGCGTTCTTGGAATACCAAGCAGGTCATCCCTGACCTGTGATGGTGCCGATAAATTATCAAGAATTGGAATCGGAGGTTGATCCGATGCAACTACAACCGGCAGTGAATTTGCACTCGTAGCTTGACCCGCCGGGATCGGCGTAGTCTTGCCTACGGTAATTGTGCTTACACCTTCTGAAACGGTCGCCATAATAAACCTTTAGCTGGTGGAATCTCGTGAAATTCTTGGGATACACTCAAGTGTCCCGATAGCCAATGTGTCTTCTTTATAGACTTTGACTGTGCCTTGAAGCACACCTACAGAAAATGCAGGAGCACCTGCAGTCGTAGGATCAATCTCAAAAACTTTACTGCTAATAATACTTAGTTTATTAGCATTGAAATTAACCCCATCATAAACTGTTAGGCCTGTACCACTCAAAATAATCTGATCCTCAGAAGTAAGTTCGTGAGGTGCAGAAGTTGTAATCCTTATTTTGTTCGCGGTAACACCACCGGCGGTAAATGTGTTGCCTGAGGTAATCCCGGTGATGGTTGCTTGATCAACTGAGAAATACTCTCGTAAATCCCAAAGATAAGAGCCTTGTGTTTCGTCGGTTGAGTCAAGGCCTAGAGCTAGACCTGAAGCCGGCCTGTTTCGCTCTGTATAGCCTAAGGGTGTATTTCGCCCTAGTGCTTCAGTTTGGCGGCTTGTAAGTTTTAATGCAATCTTGCCTTTGGTAGGGTCTAATTCAACAATTCCAAAGTTACCAACCGTGTGGGTCGGAGTTTGGTTGTCATTAAAAAATCGCCTAATATCAGCAACCAGCACAGAATTGGAAATGTCGTGAGGAGTCCCCCACGGCTTTTCGATAACTAGGTGCAGTTCATCGAAACTATCACCTTCGCGAACTGTGACGGCGATATTATCTAGGGCCATTGTTTACCTTCCAAATAGCTTACCCAAAAGACGTTGTTGAGGAGAGGTATCGGTAGAGACAGAGTTCTCCTGCGGAGTTTCACGCGCCTTGTCTAACTGTAACTGATACTGCTTAACAACTGATTTGTAGTATTCAGCATTTAGATCAGTTAGACGCTTATTTTCTCTCTCAAGAGTTTTAATTCGTTCATGTAATGCCGCAGGAGGAACTGGAACATCTCTATAAACTGTTCTAACAGTCGGAGTTTGTTGCTCGGAGAGTTGAGAAATTTGTTGGTCTCTGGTGATCATGGCATGATCAGAAGACTGCCTAAGAGTAACAAGATTACCCGTCAATTCCTCAATTCTGGCGTTGGCTTCGTCTAAGCTGACAGTCAAATTTGTATTTGATTCCAGAGCTTCTTCAAGTTCGTTGGCTACTGCTTTGAGCTGAACCCTTTCGTAGACACTTACAGACTCACTAGAAGCTTGCTGTGTATTCTGCGCTTCTGCTCCGGGTGTCACGTCAAGAATGTCTGTATCGGGGATTCGCCATTTCAATGTATATGGTGTTTGTCGAGTGTCGCCCTTCTCCTTATACCCGACAAAATACATGACACCCGGAGGAGTTGGTAGTAGTTCAATATCAATTGAACCGTCTACGACTTGATAGAACCGCTCATCCCTGGCGACTCCAAAAAAGGGCTGACTGGGTTTAATGGCTAAGATCCCTTCTCGGCCATCGTTAAATAATCTTCCTTGAATGCGAGTCATACTCAGACCTCTCTATAAGAAACCATCACGCCGTAACTGGAGACGATTGATGACAAACGTGCAAGCTTAAGAGGTTCGCCGGCTTCTGTCTCAAATAAACCCAGCTCAGAAGCGGCTGTGACTACGCTGTCAGCTTTTAAATACAGTCTGTTTGAAACAGACAAGGGCGCTGAACTGTCTTGAAATTCGAGCGTCGTATCGGCGGTAGTGCAACTCAAAACAAAACTGAGAATACGCAGCTTTTTATTACTGACCGCAGTAATAAGATCCAGCGATGTCTCAGCATTGATTGCCTCTGCTTTGGCAAACTTAATCTCGCCCGAAAATGAATCGTGGAAAGTTAAATAGCCGTCTGCTGTGGTGCCCGCGCCAGTTGCTCGAATATAAGCATCATTGCCCTGAGCATCGCGTCCGTATAGTGCCATTAGAGGAATGAGAACATAAGTGTGCTGCCGGTTTTTCTGAGGTCGTAAACAAACCCCCGAACCAAATATGTTTTGGAAACGACTGCTGGTAAAACTGTACCGTCAGTTTTGACTATCCGTATTCTTACTTTAACGGCTACGTTATCCTTGGCATCAAACTCGGAAAAACGTGCGGTTGTATTGGGCAGAGCTAAATACTCATCATTGTCAAAATCAAATTGCTCAATCCTGTAACCGTCAATAGTCGTATCATCTATTTCCTGAGAAAACAGCTTCCCAAAAAGAATAGGATCTAGTGCTGCGTACGGCAGTAGCGTATTTGCATCCCAAGTAACGTTGACTAGCATAATTTAAGGTGTAGCATTATTGATTGTAAATTTAATACTGTTGCGCTTAACCCTGGAATTTGCGGTCTTTACAGTTGTAGTTGATCCATAACCAATTCCAGAGCTGCTGTCAAAAAGCTCACCATCATCAATAAAGTCAAACTTCCGCTCTACATATAAGATTGCAATTATAGAGAACGTACCGTCACCCGACTCTTTGACAGATTGTACTCTGTAGCGTCTAAATGTATTTTCATCGTCCTCGTCAACCAAAACAAACATCTGAACACTAGAAGGCGTATTAGTGAACGAATTTTGAACAGTAATAGTCTGACTAGATATATTACTTACTTCGCTTCTCTGCGCAATTCCAGTAGATCCGTATGTATATACATACCAATCTTTTGTCATGTCTGGCGTTCCCAGATCTTTGTCCACAGTTAGCTGAGTGGTAGTTGCAGAAACAATCCTTCCGCCCGAATTGATTTCAGTCTTGAGTGGATCAGCAATTACAAGAATATCACCAGGAAGCAACATCGCCCCTTCGGTAGCAACCGTAAAAGATACAGTTTCAGTATTTAAAACATTACTACCTAACACGTAACGCCCTAACCTTCGCGCCTGCTCTCTATCGGTGCAACCCATAGCTCTGACAGTCTTGTGGTTATACCCATATCGCTGGATGGCATCGGCGTCCTCTACAACCTCTTTGTTCTCCTTATAAAACTCGGATGGATTGACCCAGCTGACTTCAACGACTGATGTTCTGGCTTGCCTACCTGTGCCCTCATAGGAGAAGCAAGGGCTGGAAACTCTCCCATCTCCACCTACCTCTTGAATTACATTTGCTTCGGAATACAATCTAAAATTTCGGTTATAGCTTTTTTGGGCTTGCAGACTTTTTCTGTCTAGAACAAGGGTTATAAAACCCCCGGCGTAAATTAAAGAACCGTTAAATGCGGAGGCCACACTTCGCACAAGGTCTAAAGCATCCGCTTTACGGTTGATATAAGCATTAAAAGTAAAACGTTTTTTACCGTTGACAATATCATCGCAATACTGTGCTGCTGTATAAAAGGACGCAAGATCAATGTCATCCATACTGATACCCGGAGTTGATCTTGTTACTGGGCTATCTGGATGTGTGGTTTCGTAGTCTTGACGACCCAGCCCATACCGGGGATTAGTCAATAAATCAAGTAGTACATAAGCCGGATTATCACTGTGGGCATAGCTTACTTTTAGACTGCTACTTAAAACGGGTACTTTCAGACCTTTCATTAAAACCTGCAGAGTTGGCATCTGATTAAACTCTGCGGCTTTGAACCTGACTCCAACTAAGGTTGTACCCGGATAAATAAGTTTCTCCGACCATGTGACATCTGCAGAAACCAGCTGCACATCACCCTTGGCCCATTGAAAGTTATATTGATTTGCACCACCAGTAAATGTATCCGCGTCGGGAGCTGCACTTTTGTCGAGTCTGGTTAATTGAACAGATATCGGTACAGATTTGCCGGAGATATTGTAGGTTCTAATTTGTAGTTTTCTTGACTTAAGTTGCCGCTCAATTACATCAAACGAATCATTTCCATCGGTATCTACTACAGCATTGCCTGCGCCATCAAACACTCTTAAAACATATTGAAGTGGTTGAATAGGATAGTTGCCATCAGCATCCTTGGGTCTGTCGTCGTAGCGGTCATTATCGTGGGGTCGTTCGTCATAATCCCTATAATTGCTTTCGGTATTTCCGCCATCCTTTGGACTTTTGGTTCTGACCTGATAGCAAGGTCCACGAGTTAAACGGATCTTTAGTTCATCGGCCTCTGTCTGAGTAAAGCTGCGTACAACCTGAGGGTTCGGATCGTTGTCACCGGGGGTCTGTAGCGTTGACCCAATACCAAGATGAAATCCTGCTGATCTAACACCGGAAATACTTACCGAATCCTGTGTGCCGTCAGTAACTTGAATATTATCTATAGCTGTACTGCTTGCTCGTAGTCCGTTGAAATAAATATCTTGACTAGATCCGTTCGGAAAACCCTCAACTGGTCCTTCAGAAACAATAGTTAGTAAATAACCTTCTTCCTCCTCGATATAAGAAGAAACAATCGGCATGTTGGTGGCCAGGTGAGTGCCATACAACAACGGAATGGGAGTGCCCGCAGTGCTGGTTTTAGCTGCTCCACCAAACACAGCGTCATCCGCTTCTGAACCCTCTTGTTTCCCCTCTTCAGGCACACCGGGGGCAAAAAGACCTGATATCCCTGTAAACAACAACCCTGCACCCAAGGTCACCATTGCGGTCTGAATACCGGCAGAGAGTGTCCCTGCTGGGCCAAAGGCCAGAAGCCCGACGCCAGGCATCGCCAAAGCGAGCAGCAAAACACCGATGGCAATAAGCCCAAAGCTCATACCCTTGCCGCCAAAAAATGCGCCCGTAATAACAGGAACTAAGACGAAATCGCTACAACCGAGAGCCATCTCATCGTAAGAAGTAGCTGTCGTGTTATTTCGTTTTACTTGAAAGTAAATTCCGTGTTCATGTGCCGATGTCAGGTACTCTCGAAAACCTGGGACTAGGTGACACAACGAACGAATAGCTTCGTTTACGTTTTTTACGTTTAGCTGATAATGCCCACCAAAACGCTTTGCTAAAACACCCTCAAGTCTGATATTCATCATGATCCAAGGATCCTCTCAAAAATTTCTAAGCCTTGTGATTTAGACCATTTCTCAAGACGGTCAAATTCAACCACATAAACATATGACGTTAATTCCATATTCGCAGCAACGGTAAAGTCGTGCTCGCTAAACCCATAATCACCTTGTGGATGTGAATGGTAAATAATTTCAGGTCTGTACTTAAGCCAAGTATCTGCGTCCATCATGAAGCACTCTTCTGGCTTTTCAGCCCTGTTAGGGCATGGAATTGCTTTGCCCTCAACAACACAGCCACACGCCTCCAGAGGTGCGGCTTTTAACGCATGTTTCGCAATAGCTTTGTGCAATCTTTTACTCATTACCCTTGTACCGTGGGGAACCCTCCGTATCTAAGCTCACTATTGCGTCCAAACCTTTCACGACATCCTTGAAGTGTTTTTGGACAACCGTCCGGTTGCCCTGCATGAGCGACATTCGATCCGGCGTATTTACACTCGGGGCCTCTATATTCAAAAGGGCAGAAATTACTGAACATTCTGCGCTTAGGTAGCTTCATACCCTCTACATCAAAGATCGAGGTTAATTCATAGTTGATACTTAAATTGTTCTCATCGGTCTTTCTAGAAAAGTACCAGTAATCAGGACTGAAATGAGCTTCCTTGTCATAACTATTCTGCCGCGTACCACTGCCAAACTTATCGACAAACTTGGCAAAGGTCCTAATTCGGATAAGTCTGAAGCCAATCAAATCATCGTAATCTCTCGACATTTTGGTAAACTTTCCATCAACATTTGAAACGGTTAACTTGGGATTTGGTAATTTATTGCTGCCCGATATTTCAACACCACCAAATTGGATGGGATGTGGAAAATATTTAATGTTTTCATTAGCTACTTCGTTGACATAGGTGACGGACTCACCTCCAGACTGTTCTGGAGAAACAAAGTGTCTCCTGGCAAATGTCGGAGTGAACTGTGCGCTGTTTGAGTCGATAATAAATAGACTCAAAAGTGTATCTTGCTTAAGAGCCATTAGTTAAACCCCATTGCTTCTTTTCTAAGCTTTCGCTTTAATTGCGATGGCCTGTTATATCCTCTGTCAACTCCCTGATGATCATTCCACGCAAAATCAAATGACGTTCTAAGAATCGGTGTGTCTATTACCCGGCCATTATTATTGTCATAAGTACCTTTGGCCGAAGTATAGTCATTGTACTTTGGAGCAACAGAAGAATCATACAATGTTCCTAGCTTTCGGAACATGTGTAGCTGCTTACCTGTGTAATTGTTATTCGAGTTGTAAAAAGTAGGCACCTCGCCAAAACCGGTACTGGACGCTGCGTATTCAGCATCGTTAATTTCAAACTGCCCAGATGTTCCTGCTTGAAATAAAGACGTATTCTCGAACGTTAAATCAAGGTTGAGCAGTCCAACCCCAGGGTTATAAAGCAAATAGTGCTCTTGAATACTATTATGAGCGACGATTGTTCCGGTAATACCTTCTAGAAGCCCGTCTTGATTGTGATGTGGGATTCTTACATAAAGACGATCGGCATCGATACCATTTGCATCTGTAGAGGCATCTGTCTCTGTCCGTTGATCTGATGATGAGCCGGCCCTAGAGCTGTAATTCCATGGGTCATTTCCCCATAACTTGTCGTATTCTTGTTCAATCTTGTCAGCTGTAGTGCTAAGGCCGGGGTATCTATTTAATTGTGTTTCCCTGGCCTTATAAAAAGCTTCTTCTGCGTCTTTAAACTTGTCAATAGTATCAGCCACTGCTGCATAACCAGCTACGTTCACATCCAAAGAACTAAGCCTTACAACGTTTCTTCTTCCCATCAGCTTGCGTATGCCTCTTGTAATGTGAACTGCAAAGTTTCTTTGAACGTATCGCTAACTGTAAGCATCTTTCGTTGATAACCTCCATCTTTTATTCTGTATCTGCGCGACTCAGTGCTGAACGGGGTCAATGTTGCGACAAAATAATCCCCCTTGATCACCTTATCCAGATTTGTTCGCAGTGCTTGTGAATCCGCAGCAGACAAAGGGCGGGTTGTCACGCTGTACTCCGTCATGCGAGTGTTCACTCCATCAGAAGCAATCTGTTCGTAACCATCACCAAACCCAAATCTTTTTGTTCGGTGTTTTGTGGATTCTTGAACCTCACGGAGAAGATCCAAGCTCAAATTAACGTCGGCCATTGTAAAGAAGTCCTCCAGAACGGCGCTCATCCATGATGACCCGCTTCACAGCAGAGTCGATGGCTTGGCCCAATTTGTTTGCGTTATCCCCTTCAGTTTCGGTGGAAGCATTTCCACCTTGATCCACATTAACGGTGATATTTGTATTTACATTATTGCCTGCAGGTTTTTTACCCATATCAATTGGAATGGACTTGCCATCTGGCAAAGGAACAACAGCTTCGTTCATGCCACCTTCTCCAATTAGCGCTCTGGTAGGTCGAGTAACGATGCCGCCCTTTGCCATTTTCTTTTCTCCACCCCCAAACAGGCCCGAGAGGAATCCCATTAGACCCCCGCCACCTCCGCCGCCGCCGCCACCTAAAGAGGTGCCGGGATCGACACCAAGAGCCGCTTTTAAAAGGGAGATCATGATCAGTTTTGCAATCATCTGAGTTGCAAGCTTTAAGAAGCTCTTTCCAATATCTGCAAAGAAATTTTGAAATGCTTCGCCAATCGTGGCGGTGCCTGATACCACATCGTTTATCGCATTCCCCAGACTAGATTCAATCATTCCGGCCATGTCAACCATGCGGCCTTGGATATCGCCCAAATACTGCAGATTGTTTGCAACGTATCCGGCTAAATTATTATTGTTGGCCGCTTGAGCCTCGGATAATTCATTGATTGATGTAGTCGCATCCTGCGCTGCTGTATTTAGATCTGCAACCGAGATATTATACATATCTTGGTTTAGCTTGCCTGAAATAAGACCCTCATTTAGTTGTGCTAATTTCTCTGAACGCACACGATTTATTTCATTTATTTGCATCTGTGCTTCGATTTGCTCAGGACTAAATCCTTCCAGCATTAATCGATTGCGTTCTCTTAACGCCTGCGCTTCAAGCTTTGCCCCCTCTGCACGCTCTCTGAAGCCAGCTGTAGTCTGAGCAACCATCATCCCTAGCGCGTTGTTGCGCATTTCAAGGGTTTCTCCTGCATATTGCTCTCGTTGATCTTGTGCTCCCGTCAAGCCTGTTTGTGCCCGTGTAACCCCTGTCTGTGCTCTTGCACGATCAACCGGGTCACTTGCTGCAGCTAGGCGTGCTTGAGCCGCTTTTAGGCGGTTCTCCGCAGCCGTAATATTTGCGTCGAGCTGTTCTACTTGTGCATCAATGGCTCTGTTGGCTTCGACAAAGCTGTTAATTATTCCGAGCTGTGTTCTGGCTTCACCTGTCAATAATGCTTCTGCTAATCGATGCCTTTCGGTCAGCAGCTGTGACTCGATCTGAAAACGCTGTCTGACCAGCACAAGCGTTTGTCTGGCAAGTAGCTGCTCATTGCGCAGCCTGGCGTCAGAGTAAATTTTTGCAATGCGCGGTGCATCCTTGGCTGCTTTCTTGGCTGCTGCTTCACTGGCCTCATTTGCTTCCTTTTCCTCCCTTTCACGCTGGTCTGAGACGGTTTCAGGCGGGTTGACCGGGGTCAGACGACTCTTACCGTCAGTTTGGTACTCAATACCTCCGATCGTTCTGTTCGGAATAATTACATCAATAATCAGCTTCCGACGTTTTGTAAGTTCATCTATCTTTTCCTTAAGCTCATTAATCTTTCGCTGGAATTCCTTAATTTCAGCTTCTTGACCTCTATAGAATGCAGCCTTTTTAGCGTTGCTTAGGGCCTTTTCATACTTAACAGTAGTTTCCTGCAGCTTTTTAACTTGCTCATCGACCTCAGATACATCCTCAGTATTCAGCGCATCATCGAATTCCTCCTTCTTTTTAGTTGCGTCTTGTATTGACGCAGCAAGCAGTATAAACGGAGCAGCAATAAGTGCAATCTTGGCAGCAAGAATCGCAATTGGTATTAACGCCGCCGCACTTGCAAACCCTAGAAGCTTCACCGCTCCTGCAAGAGCTGCAACACCAAGTCCTGCCGACGCAGCTACCGCACCAAACGTTTTTAACGGCTTGGGTAGATTGTTAAGAGTATTTAATAGATTAGTTAAAAGCTTAACAAGCGGTTCAACGACTGGTAGTAACGCATCACCAATAGATATAGCAGCATCGTCAATTGAGTTGCGCAGTGACTGAAAAGTTTGAGATGGTGAAAGTGCTATAAGTTCTTTGATCTTCTCGCTGTTTGCGTCAAAGCCTCTTGAGAGTGCTCCAACCAGAACCTCAGATGTAATCTTGCCTTCGGAACCTAGCTTTTTTAGTTCTCCAACAGTGACACCCATTTGTTGGGCAACAGGCACCAAAATACCGGGTATCTGCTCCGCAATAGATCTAAATTCATCACCTTGGAGACGACCACTTCCGAGGGCTTGTGCCAGTTGTTGAAATGCCACACGGCTCTCATTTGCAGAAGCGCCACTAGCCAGAGCAACCGCATTGAATCCTTTATATACCGTCTGGATTTTTTCTAGTTCAAATCCAAGTGGACGTAGTCGGGCATATACGTTTGCAAATTCTGATGTTGCGTCTCTTTGTGATTTATTGAACTGAAGTTGGTTACTCTCAATGAGTTTTAGAATTTTTGAATATTCCCCATACTCCCTAGATAGAACCGACAGTTTTAGCTGTTGCTGCTCCAGATCTACAGAGGCACCAACAGACCCTGAAAGTGCTGCGCCAGCCCCAAGGGTCGTCGCAAGAGGCCCCAAACCACCCCCTGCTCCCATTGCACCCCGAACACCCGCAAACGGAGTTCCGACTGCTCCCCGGACCTTCCCCATAAAGGAGGCTGGTCTTGGTGCAGGGATGCTTGGGGCGCGACCCGGACCTGTTATTTGTGCAGGGCCTGGGGTTTGTAATTTCCCCAGTCTTGTGAACTCTCTAGCAAAATCTTTGGCTTCTTTTCTGCCCTTTCGTAAGGCCTCAGTAGTTCGAGTAAGTTTTTTATTTAGATGTTCAACCTTGGCAGCAGCTTCTTTAGCGCCGTTTACCGTTGCGTCTTTAAACTTGCTTGCAGCTGTTACAGATTTATTAAATTCCTTTCTTGTTTTATTTACCGCGATTGCCAGCCTGGCGTTTCCTGTCTCTCTTTTCTTAAGCTGATCTTCGGTAGCCTTAGTAGATTTTTCTACTTCCTTCGCAAATTTTGTCTGCTCCTTAATAGCCTGAGCAGCGCCTTTGACGTTGATGAGATATGTATATTGACCTTGACTTGCCACAGATACACCACGCCTTAAAGTAATTTTATCGCTATGTGCTTATAACTTTATTTAAACCTGCAATAACATGAACAGGTAATTTTTTCTGTTGAATGAGTTTTTTAATTACCTCCTGAGTCTCCATTCTAGAAGCACTGTGTTCAGGATCAAGATCGAACGGCAAATAATCTGTTAAAGGTATTTGCTTGGCTTTGTTTTTACCACCGCTGAAACTTTGAGCAATTGCCACCACAATCGAAGTCAGCCTGGCTGTAGTGATTGAATAGGTATTCGCTAAGCGTTTATCACGCTCACCACCAAGCCGGATGATTTCAAAGACGCACTGCATAGGCATCTGTAGAAATTCAGCTTTATCAATGCTTTGTCCTACAGGAGTTGCTTTGAATTCCGTGTAAGCCATCAGTAGATCAACTGCTGAGGTCGCCAAATATTCGCGCAATGTAGCGATTCTGGTGTTGACGACCTCAAGGGTTAGTTTCCCTCGTCTTCCTCCTCTTCGCCCTCAGGCCAGCCATTGCGCTCCCATTCGACAAACAAATAGATTTCATCCAGCAATTTACTGGGCATCTCTTTGGTGTCGCTCTCTTCCCAATCAGAAGTTTTGGCCCACTTGCCTTTTTCTTTGTATTCGGCTCGATAACGCATTAACAGCGTCACCGTTTGGATTTTTTGTTCGCTGGCGGATTGACCGCTGCTCTGTATTGCAGCAAGCTCATCCACATAATCGAATAAGACATCTTGATTCTCGTCGGCGTTTCCTAAAATGTCTAGGGCTTCCTGAACAGGAATATCCCGTTTAAGTGCAAGATCGCGTCCGATCTTTAGCAGCTTATAAGTATTAGCTGCTTGTTGTCTTCCAACTTCCTCAATACCTTCGATCTCACCGGCAACTAAGTCCTTGTAGATCGGGAAGCGAAAGGGGGAAATGTCATGGTACTTTTTCTGACCAAAAAATACTTTTGAATACTTACTCATTTGATGATGTAAAACGAGGTATCAGCGGCCACAACCTCAAAGGGTTGATTCGCGCCTTTTTCAGAAATTTCTACTAATAAACTAGCACCATCTTCCGTCACAAGTTCTAAAGGCGAGGACGTAGAGGGGGCGATGTAAACCGCCCCAACCTCTAGTAGCTCTTTGTTTGATCTGCAATTAACAAAATAAGAACGTCCGTCCTTAGATAAGAGCAGATCAAACTTCATCAGCCGTAGATGTCAATCTTGGAGGTGGCTTGCTCCAACATACCGCTATAGATTTGACCACGGCTAGAGAAAGTCCAGCTCAGTTCCAACAAACCATCAGCAGGTGTCGATTCACTAATGTCGCTCACACCAGCACAAAATGCACGTACGTGATAATCAAATTTAGGCCCGCTGTCCTCTCCCATAAAGGTGAGCACCTCAACGTAAACTTCTTTATTGAGATCGTGCTCCGCGGCCAAGATCAAGGCCAGCGCGGGGTCGGCTGCAGGGACTGCTGCAACACCACCTGCGCCTGTACCCGAGGCGATGGTATTCAATGTGAAATAAGCCGTGCAGGCAAGATCACCGGCAAGTGAAGTTCCTACAGAATCCCGATAACCTTCGTCTCCAAGCAGGAAAAACTCTTGGTTATTAGTTACAGGGGTGTAATCAGCCGTAATTAGGCCTTTAAGGCCAAGCATGGTTGCGCTGGAAGGGCTCTCGTACTCTGCTGTGTGGCTGCCTTTTGTAAATGTACTCGCAGCTAGACGGGTCGGGGCATCACATACTCGCACGATGCGATCCCTGCCCCTAACAAAAGCTGCACCTGGAAGTTGGGCCATTTTTAGACTTGCTCCGTGTAAATCTGTGGATCGGGGATGTTTACTTTCAGTGTCTCAAACGAAATATCAGTTTGTTGCTGATGAACTGATGATGTGATGTCTGGGAACGACCGAAAAAGTAGCAACCGAAAGTTATCTAATGTTTGGGCTGTGTCATAACTTGTCAAAGTGATTACCCACTCATTTTCAAGAACAACTGAACTAGATAGCGTCGGGATGTTCTTTGAGATTGGTACTTCATCTATGACACATTCTGTGCCGGCGATTGTCCAATCTTTCGGAACTTGCTGAGAACCCCGGACCCAAAGGGCTGGGGATGTAGAACCATCTGGAAGATTATAATTTCCTAGTTGGCTCCCTATAACTGAGTCTATAAGACTGCGAACCTGGGATACGCTAGCCATCTAACTCTCTCCTAAGTATATCTGCAAAGTATCCCATGGGCTGCACCTTATCTTCTGCAGTTTTCGTCCATGGACGTTGGGGATAAAATCCACCATTTTTTAAAGTTCCCCCATCGTGAACAATGGCAGAGTAATTAACTTCCCACTTAATCAAAAAAGAGTATTTACTCGTTTGCTGGGGTTCAGTTTGTGAATTTAAAAGACTGCCCAAGTCCACAATATCCCTAGGTTCTCCTACTACCCTGCCATTCTTTCTAAAAGTCTTTTTTGCGCCGCCGATTGAATGCCACGGCCAAGTCGAGGATTTAATCTCTTTTTGAAATTGATCCTCTAGTTTATTTACAGTCTCCTCAAGTGCTTTTTGTACTGCACGAGGAAACCTTCTAGCGATATCTCTGGGTTGTACTCCTTTGGCACCCATAATTAACCTGCTGCACCGGTTTGTTCAAACTGTCCAGTAAAATTCTGAAATTGGCTTGCTCTGGCGTAGGTCAACGTGTTTGACCCAAGGTCCGTTATCCGTAGCTTGCCGGTCACGCCGTTGACTGTTGCCTCGGCAAACATCCCGGCTTTAATCTTTGAACTGAAGGTCGAAGGATTTAACAACTTGCCTGAGCAACTTGTCTCAATCTCGTTAACGCCTTCTTTGTTTTCTGTAAATTTGGAGTTCAGCTGAACATTACAGACATAGGTCTGAGATTGATTTCGCTGAATCCTGTTACCAGTCGTCGGGTCCGTGACGTATGACGAATAGACCTGGAAGACCAAAATCGCGTTGTCAAACGGCGCGTAGGAACCCATTAGAACGTAAACCCGGTGATATTGACTAGCTCCTCCCTGAGATACAGATAGGTCGCTCCGTAGGTTGTGTCGGCAAGTGTGTAACCCGCCGCACCCCTGTAGTTAATAGTTCTGACGTTTGTTGCAACGCCGATCTGCTGTCCAATGGACTGCGTTCGAGATGCCAACAGATGGGCCGTCATGTAATTGACGGCGTCATCGTGCTGATTACCCCAAATACCCGAGTCGTTTTGGCGCTGTGCCTCGGCAATGGTCGCAGTCACAACAGCCGCTTCCAGGTTGTCAAACTCTGGAAAGCGAGCCAAAAATGTTGTGCTGGTAACTGCCATTAACCTTCACCCGATGTGACTGCTGTAATCCGTTTTTGAATAGCGTTTTTGATGCGAATCCGGTTTTCTGCCAGATCCCATTCCTTGAGAAGCTCAAGGTCAAAACACTTATTCACTAAATCCAAAGACGATTTGACAGACTTAGTTGAAAGTCCACCTTTCGCCACTGGTGAATCAGAAATAACCTCTACATCGTCTTCTACTCGAAGCGCACCGATCTCCAATAATTCGGGGACCAATGGGAGCTTTTTAATCTCCTCCCAAAGAGCAGCGTCAATATCACGATTGACACCGCCCTTTAGTTCTACATATTGGGTAGATCCCGCAGGTCCCGTGATTAAAGAGAAGCCTAAAGAGACATCCTTATCACGGGCAGGATTTTCGAGTTGAGGGTTGTAAATTACGAGCATGATCTAAAGAAATGAACCCTTATCAGGCTTTCTCAAGAACAATAGCGGACTTAGGATAGTAGAGCGAAACGCCACCAACCTTCGCCATTGCCGCAACACTGAATTCCAAACCCTGTCTAATCGGGGGTAAGAATTCTAGAGTCTTTGGCAAGTGCAGTTGCAGCTTGTCGGGTGAACGATCGTAAGCAATCATTCGATCCTTAGAAAGGCTGCCATTAGCTGCGGCAAGTTCGTTGATAGGTTCAACAGAACGGATGTAAGGATTGGTCCGTAGGAAAAATTCCAAAACGGTCGTATCGCTTGTGCTGGAGCGAGGAGTCGTCGAAATTTTGCGGTACGCATCCAGAGGGAGCAGCAAAGTATTGGGACGCTCTTTTTGCCGACTGTTAGAAACAATCCGGGTAGCGGGTTCGTTCAACAGATCGATCATTTCATCGGTCGTTGTTGCCGAATCAGTGAACCATTTGTTAGGTACTACCTTGTCTACTTGTGGAGAATTAAAGAATCCTTCCAGACCAACACTGCTATCTCCGAAGAAAGCAATATCCTGAATTTTTTCCTCTGATGCACGACGTACTGCGTTAGCACGACGTTGCTCAAGGTTCATTCCAGGGATGGTTGCAGCTGCTCGCGTTTCAGCGATCGTGTATGCAAATGCACCACCAATCGTGACCACCTTCGCGGTGACTTCCTTGCGGAGCACGTCGCTACGGGGGAGATCAGATGCCTTGTCCTGAATGATCTTCATGCTGCCTTGAGCATCGAAGATTCGGTATGTGTATGATTCTGCTGCTTCGCCAATTTCTTGGCTGACAGGAATCAGATTTTGATACACAATATCACTGTAAGTAACTTCATACGTCCGTGAAAGGATCGTTTGAAGTTCGCGGGCTAGGAAGATTCCTACCTCGTCGTTGCGGATTTCGGACATGAATTAATACCTCCTAGTTATCAAGTATCGGCGGTGACAGACATTGCAGCAGCATCAATCTCCAGAAGAGCAATACCACCAGCAGCACAGCTGCTCAACCAACGTGCGCCAGAGACCAAAAATGTCTTGCCTGCTTCCGCAGTCTTTCCGAACCTACCCAAGTAAGCCCCGTTCGATGAAACGGAAGCGGAATTTGTGTGGAACAGACGTACATCATCGCCAACAGCAACGGCGTGGGCGCTATACACATAAGCAATCCCTTCGCTAAGAATGTTGCAAGCCTTAGCTGTTGGATAACCCTTACGGCCATCAGCTGTTTTGGCGTCGTCGTCCAAAACAAACGTCAGACTGTCCAGAGCAATACCGACGACCTGGGTAGCAGAAGCACCGGCAGGTAGTTTTGCGGACAGATCTGCAGAGCCAGATCCGTTGTTGATTACAGCATGTCCGAACGGAATAACCGCACCGGACTCGTTTTCGTATGCGAGGGCTGTATAGGAAGCGGCATTGCCGAGCATTCCTTCGTGCCCTTTGGTCAAATTAAGCTCGTAAGAGCCCTGAACACCAGCCGGAGAACCGGTAGTGGTGGTGTAAGAAACTGCCATTGATTTTTTCTCCTATCAGGCGTGTGCGGAAAGATTTTTCTTCCAGCCGTTCAACAATTGATCGCGGTAGGAATCAGTTGCGTCGGATTTCTCGACAGCTTGCACCTGGGCAAGAGCTGCACGGACCTCAGCCACATTTGATCCATCTGCTTCGGGGACGAATTCAGAGTCATTCTTGATCTCCTCCTCATCCTCTGAAATGTCCTCCATTGCTGCAAGAACACCATCCAGAATTCCTAGAAGGTAGTCAGCGCTGGCGTCTTCACGAGGTCCCTTTTCAAAGACATTCTCGTAAGCAATGGCCATGAGAGCTGCTTCGTCCTGACCGTCAAATTTGAATTGATCGGGAAGGATTGGGGCAAATTTTTGTAGAGCTTGCAAACGCTTGTTCACTGCAGCATTAATGTCCGCAGCGTCGTCGCGTTGTTCATTTGCAGCAGTGGAGTCAACCAGTTGCTGCTCAAGTTCTTTAATACGCTCATTAGCCGCGTCAACGCGGTCCTGAACTTCAGACTTCTCAAGGTTCACGGATTGGATCTGGGCTTCCTGGGCATCCAGTTTTTGCTGGAATTCCGTCGCAGACCGCTCACTATCCTTCACGAATGAAGAGACGGCCCCAGCAACATCTGCAGGAAGTTCTAGTCCCATTCCGTCGATTTGAATGGTGGCCATGGTGATAAGTGGCGAATTCGACGGTGGTTCAATATCGGCAACCGCATCATTGCGATCGCACGAATCGAGTAGTAAACGAACATCTGATCCTGCACGGCCTCTCGGAACAACAGCGATGTGATTCGCTCGAATTGTTCTTTGAACGCCGTCGTAGGACTGTCCGTCAGGAGTTACACCAGGAGTCGGGTCGTAATCAACGCGGTAACCCGCGCTTACTTCCTGAGCATCACCTCGTTCAATTTTGTTAATTGCGTCCTCATCAGTGATGACGACTGCAACTTCAACAAAACC